CCGGGAATCTAGCAAAAGGGTCGCTAGACCGTCAGCCTATTCAGCTGAACGCCAAAAGAGCCCTTCATTGAGCCAAGGCATTAACACGCGTTTTAAGCGTGGGAGTCCGAACAAACCCTTCACGGGTTCTTCTCCCCTAGAAAAAGGAGGAGATTCAGCCTCTTTTAATAGGACCCTCAATGAGCCATCCTGCCTGTAAATAAATTTCTTCACCCACGGGAGGTAACACAACTCACTGCGAGCTTGTGCGTTCATTAACCACAATAAGCAGCTAAATGCATCCTCAGTAACTCGTGTCACTGGCGGACAATTTAGGTATGTGATTTTATAGTAGTCATATTCCCAACCGCTATCCCGACACTTAGTATCAGGGAGAAGTTTACTCTCTTCGAGAGTGGTTATTAAACCAACATCTCCAAGAAGAGCTGGAACACAAGGCTTGGAGCGGGGCGGAACTCTCTTAACGAGAGCCTTCCACAAGGGAAACACTTTCGAGTCACAACCGCCGTCGGGGATTTTTGCCCACAGTCGCAGTCGATTCGCTAGCTGTACCCTGTACTCAACCGGAACAACAGTCCCGGAAGCCGATCCAGTCTTGCCCCTTCTACAATAGAAGGGGGTGACATACTGGCCACTGAAGTACTCGTGGCCGCACGATTCAAAGAAGTTACCATTTAAGTAACTCTTTGCTTTGTTGACCTTGAATCCTAAGGCTTCAAGGCGATCGACGAGCAGCTCTGCATATGCCTGCGGAACGATTATATCGTCTCCATAGACTGAGCAGAACCTCAAAGAACCTCTTGGTACTGTACATCGCACCAAGGCCCAAAAATACAACGTCATAAGATTGAAGGTGTAACCACAACCCATAGGTAACCAATTCATAAGTTCCCTAATAGGTGCACTTGCACCGACGTCGCACTCGTCTCTCCACGTTTTTGGCCTGATCAGGTCCAAAAGATGCAGGAGATCCTCAGGCAGTATGCCTACTAAGTTCTTCTCAGAGAACCAGGAAGACGCAGAACTCAGGTCTATCGTGGCAAGCTTTAAGCTTAACGCACGCTTCGCTAGATTCTGGTTTCTTGTCTGGTCTCTGACGTCGATCCCATCACGAGCTAACTTCTCGCGCAACAGTTCGCCAAGACCCATTTGTAAATACATATTTGCAACGGGCACTGCCGATACTGTTCGGTCGATAAAAGCCGTTTTGGGAACAGAAATAACATCTACGTGATCGACCTGCTTAGAGTGTAAATTCTCAGCAAGCCACGCTGGTCCCTTGATGGAACCAATGAAGTCACGCAGTGAAGGGCTATACGAGGTAGGATACCTCAGTTTATCAGATTTGACAGGAGAGCTCAGACCAGCCGAGCTCCCTGGCCCAAGACCACCTTTTGAAAGGATAATTTCCAAACTCTTAGAGTTAAGAAAGTAGTCGCCGTCCTCGTCATCGAGTAAACGGTTCACTTCAGACGTGAATGTAAGCATCCATGGAAGGTTCGGAGCCGGGCTATTCGCTCTTTGGAGCAATATAACCTCGATTTCTCGGAATAACTTCATGGCTTCTTCATCGGTCTGTATACCGGTTGGTAAAGAATCACTCTTAACGAGCATTCTAGAAACCTGCCGGTCCGTACGAAAAGATTCCGCTGGACAGCATTGAAGCCCCCAACGTGAATACAAAAGTACGCCGTAATCAAGGTACCCTTTCGGGTCTGGAGCTAGCTCTTTGAGCAAATTCCATTCGTGGTTACGGATAGCGATAGAAATCGCAAGCGAATGTGGAGTAGGAAATCTCTCACACAACAGCAGACAAAGTTCAACCTCAAGGTCGAAACAAGTATCTGCGTCCTCTAGTGCACTTAAAAGTGACATTAGATTCTCCTTCTTATGACGAACCTAGAAAGGTGCGTCCAGATCTTTTATTGCGGCTTGGAGAGTCGCATGCGCCAACAAGTTCTTTGTATACGCATAGATGTCGGCCCTTTGTGCGGCAGTTAGTCCAACCGGTTCCAACACTTCGACTATTAGCCGAGCTGTGTTAGGATACGAATAAACACCGGTGACCGAGTCGAGAACCTCGATCGGGACCGCCAAGTTAACTTTCGTCCTGATAACAGGACTGGAGCTCTTTGGCGAAGTCTGAGAAATGCTTAAGGTATAAAAACCAGAAGCAGCGTGAGAGGTTGTTCTCTCTTCCCACTCGACTACAAAGCCGTCCTTACGGGCGGGCGTAAAGGTGTGGGCAACAGGTGTTCCCTGTCCATCGTTTATTACGATGTTTGATGCAGCAGCCATGGTATAAATACCCCATGTGGGTAGTCTATGCTATAATTATAGCTTTGACTTAAGTTGAGCTAGAAGTGCTATTGCGTTAATCAAGGATATGTAACTCCTCGACGGTTTCCACTGAAGCAATGTGGGCAAACCGGGCATAGCTGCGATATCTCTCTTATGAGAGATAAATTCAAAACCACCGGCGTCCGCTATCGCGGTCGTATACCCAGCAGCTTGTTGAGGGACTTTGTAAGTACCCCTTATATGCTGACGCGTGGTAATTGTAGCGCCAACAGATTGAATAGACGCTAACGTCCCGAAGGCCGCTATGTAGTTGCCGACTGGGATCATCCAATCAACAACAAACGAGAACGGAATACGTTCCCACGCCCATTCTGCAGGATTTCCAAATTGGAAAGGACCTGTCTGAGTCGGTTTAAGGAGAATACTTCCTCTCACCGTCCAGGTAGTCTCGTAAGAGACCTCCCAGCCATTCTCAAGCGTCGTTTTTTGACTTTTGAGCATGAACTCAAGCGGAACACGACTTTTTGCGGTTCCTGTGCCTATCTCTTTTGCAACAGCAAAAAGAGAAAGTGCTAACGGCTTCAAAGCAAAGTTAATTCCGAGAGTTGTATTAGCTGCACACTTAACTGGATGCCTAATGCACCAACTGGCGAGTGTTAAAAATTCATAACACGCCCAATAGTTTCTGCGAGAAAGCACACAATCAAAGGATGCTGCCAATATACGGACGGCGCTACGAAAAATAGACGCCGCTTTATCCAGTTGAGCGGTAGTACGCGATAAGCGAACTTGCGCATTCTGGATCGACCTTATACAAGCTGCGTTATACGCCGCTTGATCCAATACAGGCATGTTGCCAAAAGACGTGGGGCACGAAATCGGGCCCAGCGTGTGTAAGCGCCAAGTACCTGTACACGGGGGATATGGAACAGAACATGTTCCGTCCTTATATCGCTCAATAAAAGCAGAGCGTTTAGTCCAAGAATATGCTTGTCCCTGACCCGTTAGATTAGACATAAGGTCTGCTGGTTTCGCGCGCGAGCTTTTGTAGCGATACGAAATCTCCTTCGACGAATCAACAACTGTCGAAACGTGATAAAGAGCAGCCGTACTGCAGCAAGCGTTACGTTGTGAATCCACATACGTCCGCGAAGTTGTGGTGATACGGGATGGCATGGCTCACCTGACATAGTAGTCACATGTTAGTGTTATTTGCAAACCACTAGGCAAGGACTAATCAAGGTAGCAATACCAAGTGGCCGAGGTTTAGAAGGCTAGGCATCTAAAGATGACACAAAACCTTACTACGCTCGCGTCGAAGGACCCCCCCTCATGG